TTTTTTCAAAATATCACCTTCAAAAATGTTTTGACTATGGGTGGCTCTCTTGAACCTGTGACGGAAAGGGGAAATAAAAATGATAACTATCGGTTGGGCATGTATCGTCATTGGTTGCAGTTTGGTGGCGTATTGCAAATGAAAGCTGTAACATTCAAATACGATACTATATTCAAAAAAAGTATGAGTTTTACAATGCAAATTTCAGATGAACTGTATGACGCATTGAAAATTCAAGACAAAATGCAGGATTTTCGCGTCAGCGAAATCCTAGATGATATTGCATCAATGCTATCAATAGTTGCCGAATTGCAGGGCTTTGGTGCAATTAAAGGCGGTTATAGTATTGATTTTAATGACAATTAAAAAAATTACCGCCATTTGCTTATGAAAAGGTAGAAAAACGGTGAAAAATAAGGACTTAAATAATGAGAGGACAAAAAAAGCACCTTTCAGAATAGGACAAAATACATAATTCATAAATATGGAACGGGGTGATAAAAATGAAAATACATCACATATTAGCGAACGGAAAAGAAGTTGAAAGTGTGGCAGGAAAAGTTATCAATGTGTCGGAATTTCCTATGTTATCTTCCGTTTTTCGTTCGGTAAATCAACGAATTCAAGAACAGGCAACCGAAAACGAAGAAAAAGGAGCATAATGCTCCTACGGTTGGACAAGCAAAGGAGGAGAGAAAAATGAACAAAGTAATGCTGATAGGTCGTATTTGTAACGATTTAAAAAAGAAGTACATAGGTGACAGTACCGTTGTTCAAGTGTCTTTGGCAGTGCAAAGACGTTTCAAAAATTCTAAAAATGAGTATGATACAGATTTCGTTCAATGCGAATTGTGGGGACACAATGCGGATTTTCTTGAAAAAAACTTCTCAAAGGGCGATATGGTCGCATTTGAAGGTGCAATCAGAAACAACAACTACGAAAAAGATGGTGTTAAGCACTATTCAAACAAAATAGTTGTAGAATCAGTGTATTTCACCGGAAGTACACTGATGAAGAAAAAACAATAATTGTGCAATTTGACTTAAATAAACCCTGCGGAAAGGTAGGGTTTATTCGAGTACGCTCGAAAAAAGTACGGTGTACAAAGGAAAGAAAAGGAGAAAATTAATAATGGCGATTTACAGAATACACAAAGAGGATAACTATGTAATAGTTGATAAAGCCTTTTTGCTGAATGAAAAAATCAGTTTGAAAGCTAAAGGACTTTTAGCCCTGTTGTTATCTTATCCGGATAACTGGCAATTTTACGAAGCAGAAATAGTACAACACGCAGCAGACAAAGCAAATTCATTGAGTAGTGGACTAAAAGAGTTGATAGAAAACGGCTATATAGTACGAAAACTTGGCAAAGATGAAACAGGAAAGTTTAAAGGTTATGAGTATCATATTTACGAAAAACCGATAACGGAAAAACCGATAACGGAAAAACCGATAATGGAAAATCCGATAACGGAAAAACCGATAACGGAAAAACCGATAATGGAAAATCCGATAACGGAAAATCCGATAACGGAAAAACCGATAACGGAAAATCCGGTACTACTAAACAATAAAGACACTAAGAATAAAGACACTAAGAATAAAAACACTAAGAATAAAAACACTAAGACTGCTTCGTCACCAGAGTTGGCGTCTGAGTTCAAGGAGTGGTATTCAAAATATCCGCACCCACGAAATGAACAACAGACCATGAAGAACTACATCAAAGCACGAAAGACCTATTCAGCCGAACAGTTGATGACTGCACTGAATAACTACCTCGCTGAAATAGAGGAACAGCACACAGACAAACGCTATATTAAACATTCCACAAATTTTGTGGGACAAGAGCAAGCGTTTGTCGATTACTTAGACACACCGGCACAGCCGGTTTCGACTGAGGAAACTGATGATAGTTACATCGCCACAATCGAAGCGGAAGACCCTGAGTATGCCGCACGACTCCGAAGGAGGGATAACGATGTATGAACAACAACAAATTCCTGCCAACTATGAGGCGGAGCAGGCAGTCGTTGGTGCATTAATCATTGGTGGCAATGTGGATGAATTAACCACCGAAGTCAACCTAACACCCAATGATTTTTATTTCAGTGATTGCAAATTGGTGTACAAATGCATTTTGTACCTAAACGACAAAATCGACATAGTGACGGTAGATAGTACATTAAAAACCGCCAAAGAATACAAGGGAATTGAATTTCTGAAGGGTGCGATCAGCAACAACCCAACGAAACATAATTTAATTTACTATGGTAAAATCGTAAAAGAATATGCGAAACGTCGTTGGTACATAGATATGTCAAATAAAATATTGACTATGGCAGGCAATACAACATTGCCAATAGAAAAAATATCCGACAAAGTGGAATATATGCTGGCAACGGAGAGTGATTCTATCAATGTCAATACCGCAGACGATTTGATAATGCAGACGTATGACACCATTGCAAAAGCAAGTGAAAACAAAGGTAGTATTCCGGGACAGGCAACAGGATTTGATAACATAGATTTGAAAATGGGCGGTATAGACGGATTGGCTGTTTTAGGTGCCAGACCGGGTATGGGAAAAACCGCATTTGCGTTAAATGTTGCTGAACATATAGTTTACAACGAATTAAAACCGGTAGTATTTTTTTCGTTGGAAATGGGTGCACAACAGTTAATGCTCCGATTGGTATCATCAATGACACGCATTAAATATTCTGCTTTGCGATATGGGGAATTGGAAGATGATGATTGGACAAAACTCGCCAGTTTCATGAACCAATCAGAAAAAACAAAAAAATTGTTAATCTGTGATGAACCCAAGATGACAGTGCGAAAAATTCGTTCGGTTTGCCGTAGGTTAAAAAAACAATATGGCTCTTTGGGGGCGGTGATTGTTGACTATTTGCAATTAATTGAAATGCCAAACAATAAAAACTGCACAAAGGCACAAGCAGTCGGTGATGTTAGCCGAGAGCTGAAAATCTTAACGAAAGAATTAGGTTGTCCGATAATTGCTCTTTCGCAGCTGAATAGAGCAAATGAGCAACGGTCGGACAAAAGACCGACACTTGCCGATCTTCGTGACAGCGGAGCTATTGAACAGGATGCCGACAGTGTAATGTTCATCCATAACGAAGACGCATATAGAAAAGACAAATCACAACCACCAACAGGCAAAGTTGAGATATTGTTACCGAAATCAAGGTTTTCGCAAACAGGAACAATGTTTTTAAAATTCCAACCGGAATACATGAAATTTTCAAATTGGAATGTGAAAAAAGACCCATTTAATCGTAGTAAAAATTCGGCGGCAGTGTGGGACAAACCGGACGAAAATGATAAAGAAAACGCAAAAACTGGCGAAGCTGAAAAAGAGGAAAAATGACAAAGTGAAAGCTGATGAAATTTCAGAAAAATAACCAGATTTTAATGGTTATAAAATCGAAAAAAAACATAATTGATTTTATAATCAAAAAAACGGCTTAGGACATCAGATTTTAAGCCGTTTCTACGAAAATATAATCACTATTTTTATTTGAATATTAGCCATAGAATAAAAGATAAAAAAATCGAATCAAAATTTATTGCGAAGAAAGGAGTAGCAAAAATGAAGTTCAGAACATTCAAATATAACATCATTAGGGCAATCAAAGTTATAAATCATGCTGTCAATGCAGAAACAATGAAGATGTTGGGCGGTATTCTGATAGATGCCAATGCACCGAATATGGTGGAATTGACAGCATATTCAAATGACATAAAAATCAAATATTATGTTCGTGCAGACGTTGAGCAGAAAGGGATGGTTGTATGTAACCCAAAGTATTTGATGAACATTTCAAAAGGTGAAAATATGGAGGTTATAATATCAACCGACAAAGACAATGTCATTGAAATGAAAATCGGAACATACAAGCAGAAATGGCAAGGAACAGTTGCGGAAAATTATCCGAAAATATCAATGCCGGAATGCAATAATGAATTGATGTTAGAACAGGAACGGTTTAGAGAAATTTTAACTAAAACTGTGCCGTTTGCAGCACCGACAGTCGGATACAGACCGCAGTATAACGGCGTGTTATTTGACATAAAAAACGAAACATTACACAATGTTTCAACTGACGGAAAACGAATGGCACATATAACTACACCTGTTGGCACATATGAAAATATGTCGTTTGTAATAACGCTTCCTGCGGCAAAGGAACTGTGTCGTATTGAAAGTGAAAATCCGCTGTTGCGTATTATTGTTGATAATACAAATATGCGGTTGTTGTTAGATTACAGTGAATTTATAGTTGTCGCCAGTACATTTAATGAAAATGGTTATGTCAAATATGACAATATGATGAATCGTGAATCGGATATAACTGCAACGGTAAAACGTGCAGAGTTTATGCAGATGATTGAACGCGGTAAATTCGTTTCGGAACAGGGTAAAACAAAAGTTCCGGTAACGTTGGAATTGAAAGATGATGTTTTGAAATGCAATGGCAGAAATCTTCGTTGCCAGCTAAAAGATGAAATAGATGCCGATATAGCCGGCAATATTAAAATCGGTTTCAATGCTGATTTTTTAATGGATATGATAAAAACAATACGGTCCGACAATGTTGTTTTGGAATTGAAATCGCAGAAAGACGCATTGATAATAAAAGACGGTGATACAGAATTGTTGTTGTTGCCGGTGATAGTGTGAAAGGGGACAGTAAAATGCGAAAACGATATTGTAGTATGTGTGGTCGTTTGATGGACGAACACATTGACGAAAACACAGGAAAACCGTTCGATATTCAGTTATGTTCCGGTGTATGTATAGGTGCTGCATGGCGAAATGTTACGGAATCAATTAAAAATGGTGTTAAGCCAACATGGGCTGTTGCAAAGGTGCAAAGAAAGAGCAAAGCAATGGAATATCATAATCAGATAGTGAAGTTGACAAATGAAAAGTTTACGCAAAAACAAATTGCCGAGGCATTAGGAATATCTCACGGCACAGTTTATTCATCGTTGAAACAATACGGAAGGGAGTTAATTTAAGATGATAGGAAGAAGAATAAAAGAATTAAGAACAGAAAACGGATTGACGCAACAAGAATTGGCAAAAATTTTAAATGTGTCAAGTATGTCTATTTCGTTTTATGAAAATGAGCAAAGAAAACCGGATAGCGAGTTTATTATTGCGTGTTCGAGGTTTTTTGATGTTTCAACTGATTATTTGTTAGGAAAAACGTATAAAAGGAGAATACCGAGAGAAGAAAGGTTTGGAGCGTTCAGTAAAAGATTGAAACATGTAAGAGAACTAAAAGGTATATCACAAAGACAAGCGGCAGAAGATTTAAACATAAGTCCACAAAATCTATCGTATTACGAAAACGGTCGTGATGCTGGATATGGTTTACTTGTTCGTATGGCTCGATACTATGATGTTACAGTTGAGTATTTAATCGGTGCGTCACCTGTCATGCAACGAGAAAATGTAGATATTAACAAAGATATTGGATTAAACGATAAAACAATTAACTTATTACGGCAACGTAATAAGTTTGGATATAGTTACGCAGCAGATATTGTAAACGAAATCGTGAGAACAGAGTATTTTCAAAGACTTGTCACCATATTTAGTGAAGACAATGAAAGCAAAGAGGGAGATACACCACAGCAAAAAGAATTAAACGAACAAATAGTCAAAGTATACGGAGGCGCTTTTTTCATACGAAAGCGTGACTGGGAAATAGAACGATGTATAAATGGTATTGCAAAAGAATTAAGAAAGCATGAAATTTATCCGGTAGATGATTGGGCAGTTGAAATGGAGGGGAAATAATGATTGTTAAATTACCAATGGGTGTAACAGTGAATACAAATAATATGCCGGATAATTTTGATAACATTATTCGTGACAGTTTTAGAAAATTCACCGAGGGAACTAATAAAATATACCAATATGAAGATAAGCTAAGGTTTATAGATTGCTGCGTTATGTATATGAGTCATTCAGAGGACGCAGACGAAGCTGTGCAAGATATAATACTTAGCGAAGCCAAAAGACAATTAAGCGAGCATGGAGAAATTCCTGATAAGAGTGATTTTGAGAGTATTGAATTTATGAGTGTCTGCTATGAAATAGGTCAAAAAAGTGCAAAATTATATTCAAATGAATATGGATGCGATAAGCGTGATAATGAGGCTGCATTGAAGTTACTTGCAAGCATTATAAAAATTGTTATCAATTTTGAGGAGTGATGAAAAATGAGCGACAAAACTGAATTACTACGAAAACTCAAGAAGCTTGCAGACGAAGGGATTGGCGGTGAAAAAGTAAATGCTGAAAAGAAACTGAATAAGTTGATGAGTAAGTATGGTATCAGTGAAACAGAGCTACTTGAAGATAAAATTGAAACAATGGAATTTATATATCACGGAGTAGAACAGAAACGCCTGTTGATACAAATTATTTACAAGGTAGCAAACTGCAAAAATTTTTATGATTATTATTTTACTAAGTCTGGACGAAAAAGTAAGATAAGTCTTGGTGCTGACGTTACATCATCGCAAAAAATAGAAATTGAATTTTTATTCGATTTTTATGTAAAGCAATTTGAAAAAGAACGTTCTATGTTAATGGACGCATTCATACAAAAGCATAGATTATTTGGCGTAGAACTAGATGAAAATGATGATGAAAATGATGAACCTAATATTACGCCGGAAGAAAAAATGAGGATAAGGAAAATGAGCATTTTAATGTCCGGTATGGAAGATGTTTCGCCTGTTCGCAGATTGGAGTGATAAAAATGATTGAATGGAAAAAAGTTAAAAAGTTAATGGATTGTTTTCCGGGAAGTATTATAAATCACAATGGCGAATTTATCGCAATGGTAAAAGAAAACGAGTATTTTATACTTGAAAGTTGCAAAGATGAGCGTGAAATAAAATGCAAAGTTTTAGCGTGGTTTTCGAGAGGTGCTCATAAAACACAACATTACAAGTCGAAAAAGAAAAATAATGAATACCATCAATTTATGCTTGACGGTATAAATAAATATCTCGGAACAAACTTTGACTTTGAAGATATGGACATTATTTATACTAAACTCGGTAATGATGTCAATAGACCTCTTTGTGAAAAATTTGTTGACAGTGGATATGATATGAATATTTTAATTTCTAAGATTAATAAGAACTAAAATATATTTTATATTTATTAATGCAGGAGGAACAGTAATGAAAGTAGAGTTGAAAATGAACGATAAAAGCGTTCAAGCTGAAATATCGGAAGGACAGCTGAAAGAGTTGGGACTGGTTGAGCAGTTAAAAAAGTTGGGATTGCTTGAGGAACGAAGCCGAACAGGCTATGAGAGGGTTAAAAAAGATGAAATGTATTATGTAATTAATACAAAAGACGATAGTATGATAAATGTTAAAGAGTTTAAAGACGAAACGGATGAGCAATATTATAACATAGGCAATTATTACAATGATAAGATAATTGTCGAGAACAACGCTCGTGCAGATAGGTTATTGCGTTGTTTAAGACAGTGGCAGGCGGCAAATGACAAGGCTATTTCTATATCTGATTGGAAAAATGACAATATTTTTAAATATCATATAGAGTACGATTGTTTTAATGATTTTCCTTTCGTGGTTTATACTACTCGTTTTCGATCCCCAAATACTATATACTTTACATCGGGGGAAAAAGCCGAAGAAGCTATCGAAGTATTCAAAGACGAGTTAAAGTGGTACTACACCAAGTATCAGCAGCGATTAGACGAAGAATAAACAGAACGGGGAGTGAAAGCATGACGATAAAAGAATGGTTACAGAGAGGAATTGAGATTGAAGAAGAAATTGCTGATTTGCAGGCGGTTAATCCGGTTGTATTTTTGGACGAAATAAATGTAGCGGTTTATGAACAAAACATCAAAAACAGAATTGGCGAATTGTACAAAATAAAAAATGAAATTCTTCAAACCGTGAATCAGGTCGAAAGTGCTACACTCCGAAGACTGTTAATTAAGAGGTATATTCAAAATTTAACGTGGGAAAAGATTGCAGAACAGCTAAACTATTCATACAAACACGTTGTACATATTCTTCACCCCAAGGCACTGTCTGCAATCAAAAGAGTTTTAGAAAAAGATTAAGCCGGATTTTATCCCGGCTTTTTTTGTGTGCGGAATTTTATAAAAATCCATAAAACCGTCATTATGTAATAGAATGTAACATTGATCCTGTGGTAGTATATGAATCGAAGGGTGAACCGTAGTGATACGGTGGGAAAAAATATCTCATAACAATCAGAGGGGAAAAGAGATACTGAGATAGGCATAGACACGCTTGGAGTATTTTCAGCGTACCATGTTTATGCTTACCATAACGGAATGTATATGCTGATACATATACATTCTGTTTTTTATTTTTGAATGAAAGGGACATAACTATGGAATTATTGCAATTAGTTGAAAAATTTAAAGATATTATCAATGTAAGCAAGATTGAAGATGCTGTAGATGAATTAAAAACAAAATTGTTAAATGATAATGAGTGTAAGAAGCTATGCGAAGATTGGATTTCAATATGTCCCGATTTAACAAAAGATTATATGCAGATGATATTTCAATATTATTTTGCCGACCGTAAAGAGAAAATGCAAGACTACACACCAAAAAGTCTTGCAACGGCAGTCGCTGAATTATCAAAAAATGAAGATGAAAAGATATGTTTAGATTTATGTGCCGGTAGCGGAGCATTGACGATTCAGAAATGGAATAAGAATAATAATTTAAAATTTATCTGCAAGGAATACGATAGCCGAGTTATTCCGTTTTTGCTGTTTAATTTGGCAATTAGAAATATTGATGCCGAGGTCGTGCATTGTGATGTATTGGCAGATGAAACATTTAAAGTGTACAGGACAAAAAAAGGCGATAGATTTGCAACAGTTGCAGAAATCGGTAAAAGTGAATTTAAGGCTGACGTCTGTATATCGAATCCGCCGTACAATATGAAATGGGAACAACCTGTATTTGCACAATTACAGAATAGATTCTCACAGTGTGAAATTCCGCCGGAAAGCAATGCAAATTATGCGTTTGTGTTGACAGCATTAGAAGAAATCAATGGCAAGGCAAGTTTTATACTGCCGAATGGTGTTTTAAGCACCGACAATAAAAACGAGAAACAAATAAAAAAATATTTAGTTGAAATGAATTTCGTCGAAAGTATAATTTTATGCCCCGATAAAATGTTTGAAGTAACGTCAATACCAACGTGTATTATTACATTCAACAAAAACAAACAACATTCAACAGTGGAAATGATTGACCTGCGACAAAAATATGAAATTGAACAGCGAATGCAAAACGGGCAGTACGGAGGGGCAAGCCATACAAACAGAACATACGCCAAAGAAGTTAAGATTATAACAGAAAGTCAAGTTCAAGACGTATTACTGCAAATTGAACAGCGTGGAAATGTAGCCGGTTATTGTAAATCTGTAAGCATTGAAGAAATAAAAAACAATGATTATGTATTGACACCGAGTCGATATATAGATTTTGATACGGTGGAAGAAGTGCATAGACCGTATGTCGATATAGTGAATGATTTGAACCGTGTTATCGCTGAAAAAAACACTTGCAAATTGACAATAAACGAAACTATCGCTAAATCAATAGGTTTTGATGTGGAAACGCTAAAGCAAGACAATAGTACATCAGATGGATTATCAGAATTAACAGAGAAACTATGTGGCAAAAAGATTGTGAAAAGTGACTATTTCAGAACGACAAAAAAGAAAAATGAAATAGTATTTTCAAACAACAGCAAAGAAAATATTTCGAGCATTTTTATGCTGATATTCAATATGTGGAAACAACACATATACTACCTAAACATCGAGGAAAACAGATATTTAGTCGAACTAAGAGATGCACTATTACCGGAATTGATGAGCGGTAAGATTGATGTAAGCGAGGTATAGATACCACAGCAAAAAAACAGGAGGAACGATAATGCTAAGAAAATTGAAATCATACATAAAAAAAAGAACGTTTAAGCACAAAAGAAGAATGTTCTGTAAAAAATGGCATCGACAAAATAAGAATTGGTGTGAATGCAGACAAAAACGCAGAATGTTTGAACGTGATTTAGAGAAGTGGTTAAGGGAATACGAAGGGTGATTGTATGAATACGGTTGAACCGATACGAGATAAGCGTGACGTATATGCAATCAAGAAGTACCTGAAGAAAAAAGACATCAAGTATTACATTATGTTTATCACAGGGATTTCGTTGGGATTGCGTATTAATGAAATATTGAAAATGACAGTCGGTGATGTCAAGGGGCGGAACACTGCAACGTTCCGCCAAAGTAAGACAGGAAAAGAAATTACTGTTGCATACAATGATGAATTGCTGAAAGAATACAAAATCTATTGTGAACACCGGACACCGGACGAAGCATTGATACCAAATAATCACAACGAATACAAGGCAATCAGCAGGAGCATGGCATACAAAGTTTTACGTGAGGCGGCGGACCATGTGGGTATCAAGTACAAAGTAGGGACGCATTCTCTGCGAAAGACGTGTGGGTATCATTACTACAGGCAAACCCACGATATAGTGACACTGCAAGTATGGTTCAATCATCGCAGTGCAAGTGATACATTACGATACATTGGTGTCACCAAAGACACTGTATTATCAGCTATGAAACATTTCAAAATCTAATCCTATTAAACATAATTGTCTAACGTGTAATAATGCGGCGGTTTTTTGTGTGCATTTATTAGTAGAAACTGCATTCAACATATTACACACAATACAGGGTTATGTGTAATAGACGAAAGGACGAACGACAATGGCACAAACTGCATTACATGTTTGCAATAAATGTGGTTGTCATCGGCTGACACACAATACATATTGCGAATTGCATCAGCATTTGAAACGACAGTATGACGACCACAGAGAATCAGCGAGCAAGCGAGGATATAACGGACGTTGGAGGAAGGCAAGCAAGACATATCTATTGTCACATCCGTTTTGCATTCGCTGTCTTCAGCAAGGAAAGTACGAGAAAGCTACGGTTGTAGACCACATCACACCACATAAAGGAAACCAACTACTATTCTGGGACAGGAACAACTGGCAACCACTGTGTAAGCAATGCCATGACCGTAAGACCGCGACAGAAGACGGCGGTTTTGGCAGAAAATATTAAAAATTTTTTTCTTTCGTGAAGATTTTTTTTCACGGGAGGGGGTATCAAAATTGTTTTTGCGATTGTGCGGTAGACCGTCGCCCAAGTCTTTTTTACGCACACGCAAGTTTTCGAGAGGGGGTTAAACCAAAAATGGGAGCAAGAGGACCAACGAAAAAACCGGCAGAGCTGGAGGAACTACACGGCAATCCCGGACATAGAAAAACTGAAAACAGATTGCAATTTTCAAAACCGGAAAAAGTTCCGTCACCGCCGGTGTTCCTAAATAAAATTGCAAAAAAAGAGTGGAAACGATTAGCACCGATTGTATTCAATGCCGGAATGCTGACGGATGCAGATGTAGGAACATTTGCCGCATACTGCGATTCATATGCACAGTGGGTATTAGCTGAAAAGGCGATACAGGCAAAACAACCGGACAAAAATTCTCCTGCACCGCTGACGTTTATCACCGCCAAAGGGTATGAACAACAAATACCTGAAATCAGCATTTCAAACACTGCAAAAAAACAAATGCTGACGTTCGCCAAAGAGTTCGGATTGACACCGTCATCAAGAACCGGAATGACAAATCCGGTAGAAACCGAGGACAAAAAAGCAAGTATTATGGAATTCATAAGCAAGAAGAACAGGAGTGCGTAAACTATGGATTCGGTAACATCATATGCAAAAAAAGTCGTAGCCGGCAAGATTATTGCAGGTGATTCGGTAAAAAAAGCGTGCAAGCGACATCTGAAAGATTTAAAAAAATCTAAAAGAAAAGATTATCCGTACTACTTTGATGCAGAGCAAGCAGAATATTGTTTTGCATTCGCTAAAAATTACTGCCGACACAGCAAAGGAAAGTGGGCAGGCAAGCCACTGATATTAGAAGATTGGCAGAGATTTGTTGTAGGTTCTATATTCGGGTGGAAGCGTAAAGATGATGATACACGCCGATTCAGATATTTTTACATTCAGGTGGCACGAAAAAACGGAAAATCTACGTTAATGGCGTTCATCGGACTATATGTTATTGTTTGTGACGGTGAAAACGGTGCTGAAATTTATTCGGCAGCAACCAAAAAAGACCAAGCACGAATTATATTCGATGAGGCTAAGAATATGATTGGGAAGTCACCGGAGCTACGAACTATACTGACAACGTATCGGAACAACATCACTTTTGACGCACAATTATCAAAATTTGAACCGCTATCGTCAGACAGTGAAACTTTGGACGGTTTAAATGTGCATTTGGGATTGATTGATGAGTTACACGCACACAAAACAGGTGATGTGTACAATATTTTGGACAGTGCGACAGGTGCAAGAACACAGCCATTAATCGGAACAGGAACGACCGCAGGCAGAAATCCAAACTGTTTTTGTAAGGAATTATATGACTATTACAAAAATATTTTGAATGAAACGGTTGAGAATGAAGATATTTTCATTTACATAGCAGAATTGGACGAAAATGACGATTGGACAGATCCGCAGAATTGGATAAAAGCCAATCCGAATATGAATGTCAGTGTCAACCTAAAAGATATGGAAAGTGTTTATACTGCATCTAAAAATATTCCGTCAAAATTGAACGAATTCAAGTGTAAAAAACTGAATATGTGGGTTACTGATACCGCTTCATGGGCGAATATGGAGCAGTACAATAAACCACCGACTTTGAAAATCACCAAAGAAGATTTAATCGGTAAAAAGTGTTATGCCGCAGGCGATTTGTCTGTGCGTAACGACTTGGCAAGCGTCGTTTTTGAATTTCCACTAAGTGACGGATATTTCGCAGTGTTGCACCATGATTTTATACCGGAAGATAAGATTTTTGATAATTCACAGAAACATCACATTGATTATCAACGGTATATTGATATGGGATATATAACGGCAACGCCCGGCAATGCAGTTGATTTTGACTATATCGAAGATTATATTTTGCGGATGCGTGAAAAGTATGACATTTTGGAAGTCTGCTTAGATCCGTGGAACGCAACGCAGTTAATGTCACATCTGATTGACGAGGGTATGAAAGTGGTTGAAGTCAGACAAGGATTTAAAACATTGTCAGAGCCAACCAAGGAATTGGGGATAACGATTGAAGACCGTAAATTAATACATTTTGATGATCCGATGTTGAAGTGGGCAGTTGGAAATACCGTAGTTACGTTTGATGAAAACGGTAATGTTAGACCGAATAAGGCGAAAAGTATCAATAAAATTGATCCTGCAATGGCACTGATAATAGCACACACCAGAGCATATACACATGAATTGAATTATGTTGATGTCAACGCAATAGCAGCGGCACAACTGGCAGAATATGAAGAAATGTTGAGAGGTCAGATATAATGAAATTTTTTAACAGAATAAAATCGGCATTTTATGCACTGACACATGATACAACGACAATATCATTGTTAGATGAACGATTTTGGACGCAGTACGGCAGTATACGGAACAGTAAACTGTCGGAAGTGACATATTTCACCTGTCTAAAAACGTTATCTGAGGCGGTTGCAAAACTGCCGTTAAAGATGTATCAAGAAACAACGAAAGGTGTCAGTAAGGCAAAAAATTCAGCATTATACAATGTGCTGAAAGTACGACCGAATAAGAATATGACTGCAACGACGTTTTGGGCAACTGTTGTAACAGTGATGTATCATTACGGAAATTGTTATGTATATATCGCACGGAACAAAGAGCCTGAGTTGTTAATATTGGATAACCGATATATGACTGTCTATGATGACAATGCGAAGTTAATAGATGATAACGGCGGAGTTTGGTATATATATTCAGAACCGGTAACCGGAAAGATATATAAATTCAGCACTGATGAAATATTGCATTTTAAAACATATATGACGTTTGACGGCATTATGGGATTGGCGGTTAAGGACGTGCTGGCACTGACGATTGACGGAGCAATGGACAGTCAAAAATTTATCAAGAATTTATATGAAACAGGTTTGACAGGTAAAGTTGCTGTTGAATATACGGCAGATTTGAATGATGATTTGCGAAAGAAATTAATCAGCACTATTGAAACGGCAACATCGGCGAACAGTGCATTAACGTTTATTCCGATTCCTGCCGGAATGAAGTTAAATCCGTTAAATTTGAAATTGACAGACGCACAGTTCTTGGAATTGAAAAAATATACGGCATTACAGATTGCCGGAGCATTCGGTATAAAACCAAATCAATTAAATGACTATGAGAAATCAAGCTACGCAAACAGTGAAGCACAGCAACAAGCATTTTTGACCGACACAATGTTGGTTATTCTAAAGGGTTTGGAAGAAGAATTGGCAAGTAAATTGCTGACTTCGGAAGAACTTCAGCAAGGATATTTTTTCAAATTCAATGTTGATGTCGTGCTAAGAGCGACATTTTCAGAGAGAATGGAAGGTTATGCGAAAGCTAGACAAAACGGTTGGCTATCCGCTAATGATATACGAGGTAAGGAAGATATGCCACATATTCCTGAAGAAGATGGCGGTAACGCATACCTAATCAACGGTAATATGATACCGTTAAAAGTTGCTATGGAAGGAGGAAGTCAAAATGCCAAGACACAGGAACAAGAAACAGAATAGTTTCAAGTGTTATATCCGAAATCAGACCGATGATTCAGCTGATATTTATTTTTACGGCGATATTGTCGGGAATGACGGGGATAAATGGTGGGGAAATGATGATAAATGCCCATCTGACGTAGCCACACTGTTGAAAGAATGTGAAAATGTCAGTCAGCTGAATATCTATGTAAATAGTAATGGCGGTGATGTATTTGCCGGTAATGCTATTTATAATATGCTGAAACGGCATAAGGCACATAAAACAGTGTATGTTGACGGTTTGGCAGCGTCTATTGCGTCAGTCATTGTTATGGCAGGTGATGAAATCATTATGCCGGCAAATTCCTATTTGATGATTCACAAAGCGTGGACGTATGCAATGGGAAATGCCAACGATTTGCGTGAAACAGCGGACAGATTGGAAAACATCGAACAAACGATTGTCGATACATACATGGAAAATGTCGCTGAAAATATCACTGAAGATGACATCAAACAGAAAATGTCTGATGAGACGTGGTTGTCGGCAAAGGATGCGGCGGAATTATTCCCACGAATACAGGAAGATGAAAACATAGATGTGGCAGCGTGTATTTCGTCTATAACCTACAACAATATTCCTAAAAATGTCATTGTCAAAAATGATGACGAAGATGATGAGGAAGAAGATCCGAAACCAAAAAAGACAGATGAAGATGATGAGGAAGAAGATCCGAAACCAAAAAAGACGGATGAAGATGATGAAGAAGATAATCCGGACGAGGAAGAACAGAAAGAAAAAAACAGTAACGAATTGGATATGTTAGACAATTTCGTATTTATGGAAGGAGCAATAGAAAATGAACAAGAAGATGCGTGAGTTACTTGCAAAGATAAAAGAGAAAAATTTACAAGCAAGAAATTTTCAAAATGAAGGTAAGACTGCTGAGGCGAAGCAGCTAATTGATGAAATCAAGGATTTGCAAACATCATACGAAAATGAAAAAGCATTATTTGAAATGGAAAGGGACAACGTACCGGAAGAACCAAAGAATAAAACAACAGCAAACGGTTTTTCTGCTATGGCAAAGATTGCACTAAGAAAAAAATTGACCGAAGCGGAAAATGCATTGGTTACAGGTACAAACGGTACAGACGGTGAGAATTTTCTAATTCCTGAAGATGTTGATACAACAATCAGAGAATTAAGGAAGACATATATGTCAGCAAAAGATTTGGTAACAGTAGTTCCAACATCATCATTAACCGGTAGTTTCGTATTTGAAAAGGGTGTTCCGACAGGTTTGGCAGATTTTGAAGATGGCGATACAATCACAGAAGGCACTAAACCATCATTTGAACAGAAAAAATTCCAAATTACGCACAAAGGTAAGGTTTTCCCTATTTCAAATATACTATTGGAATCGGAAAAGGCAGGCTTGACATCATACTTAAATAACTGGTTTGTTAAAAATTCAATCATCAGTGAAAATACAGACATTTTCACAGCATTGCAAAACGGTAAAACTGCAAAGGCAATAAAGGGATTAGATGAATTGAAATCGTCAATCAACAAAGATTTGGACCCATCCGCCCGAATCGGTGCAGTTATTGTCACAAACCAAACAGGATTTGACATTATGGACAGTGAAACGGACGCAGTCGGCAGACCAATTTTAAAGGAAGACTATGTTACACCAACACAAAAGTTGTTCCAAGGACTACCTGTAATTGTGTTCCCAGACGCACAACTGCCAAATACCAAAGCAGGACAAGCACCGATTTTCTACGGAAATCTTAAAGCCGGTTGTTATTTCATTGATAAGAAAGGTTATCAGTTTGCAGTATCAACTGAATATCAATTCGGTGCAAATATGACAACTATGCGTGTGATTGAAAGCTATGACGTCATTCAGGCAGATAGTTCTACATACATCTACGGAACAATAACGGCAGCAGAAGGCAAGGCTGTAACGACAAAAGCAGCAGCGTAATGAATGGGAGGGGTGAAGAATGTCCCTAACATTAAATGAAGTAAAGAATTTTCTGCGATTAGATACATCCGATGATGATACATTGTTGGAAATATACATATCAACGGCAGAAGAATACGTCAAATCAGCATGTGGCAGTCAAGTAGATTTGGACAATCCAAAAGCACATACCGTAATGCTGATGTTGGTGGGCGACTATTACGAAAACCGTAGTCCATATGGGCAGGCAAAGTATAGTCAGAATGTTTCAACTATGCTAATGCAGTTACAGTTGGAAACACCACAAGATACTGATGATGAGGTGAAAGAATAATGGATTTTGCAAAGCTAAGGCACAAAGTTGTATTTTTAAAGCCGTCAACATCAGAAATAAACGAACAGTTAGAACAAGTTATCGGGTGGTTTCCGTTCCACCCGGTGACAAAGGCTGCAAGTGATGATGTATATTCTACGCAAGACGGCGAAATCCGTTTTAAAAGCGGAGTTTTAAGCGGTTTAAATAATGTGTTTGCCAATTACGGTGTTCGTGCATATGTTTCGCCTGCGACAGGCAGAGAATATGACGAATCACAGAAAATTCGAGCAGAAACAACATACAACGTGGTAACACGTTATTTTAACGGCATTGAAAGTAATATGAAAATTCTGTACGGTGCAAAGGTATTTGACATAGTATCCGTATTGGATATAAATGAGAGTCACAGGGAATTAAAAATCGTATGTTCAGAGGTGGACAGATATGGCAAGACAGAATAAAGATGTATTCGGTTTTGATGAATTGGAAAAATCGTTCAAACGTTTTGAAAAAAACTATCCGGACAAAGCAGATGCACTTTTAATGGCACAGGGACAAGCAGTCAATAGAAAGACAAAATCGCTGACACCGGTAAAGACAAAAAAACTCCGCAATTCGTGGAGATTAAAAAAAGTCAAACTGTACAAGGGTGGAACAGTCAGAGTTGTCAGAATTCAAACGGGAGCACCTCACGGGCATCTTGTTGAATATGGACATGAAATATATCGTGGTGGCAAAACACGAGTAAGAGGCAAAAAACTAAACCGAGTACAAATGAATGCAAGAGGAATAAAGCATTTAGGTCGGGTAGAGGGAAAACTGGTGTTATATACAGCTATGACTGAAGCACAATCACGCTTTGACCGAGAAGCAAATAAAATGTTAGATAAATTAGTGGAGGAATTTAACAATGATTAGATCACAGGATATACGCAGATTTATAGCGGACAAACTACGAAATGCAGAATTCAATGTAATATCATCAGAAATTCAAGAAGGCTATCCTAAGCCGGCAGTGTTCGTCTATGTATATCCATCATCAATTACAAAATCCGGAGGATTTTTGGAGGATGACGTTTACAGTGTAACCATCAAATATATTCCAAAAACTGAAACTGCACAAGAATGTGCCGAGGCGGCGGAAAAAATTCGCGAAACATTGATGTACAGTACGATTGATGTACAGGACAGGCATTTAACTATGGAAACAATGGATATGACAATCGAAGAAGAACGTTTAACTGTGATGTATGACGTTCCTATAACACAGTCCATTGATGAATGTGACGATTATGACAATGCAGAAACCATAGAAATGAGAGGTATATAATATGGGATTATCAACAATAAATGTAGAATTTAAAGCAGCGGCACAAACCGCTGTAAAACGCAGTGCAAACGGTACAGTTGCACTGATTTTGAAGGATGAAACCAAGGAAGATACCACATACGTTTACAACAATGAGACGGAAGTGGTTAAGAGCCATTGGACATCAGACAATCTAAATTACATAAATATGGCGTTTAAAGGTTCACCCAAAAAAGTGATTATCGAAAGAATTGCCGCAGAAGGAAGTCTTGATGATGCCTTGAAGCGTTTGGCAAATAAGAAGTGGAATTATCTTGCCGTTCCGTCATTACAGGACGGTGAAGTTAAGACTGTGGCAGATTGGATTATTGCACAGCGAACGGCAAAGAAACCGTTTAAGGCAGTATTACCGCATTCTGTATCAAATAACATCGGTATTATAAATTTTGATACCGATGATATAAAAATCGGCAGTAAGACCTATACGACCGCTGAATTTTGCGTATATATTGCCAGTATTATTGCCGGAACTGCACTGAATGAGAGTGTAACAGGCAAAGTCATTTCAGAAATCAGCAGTATTACAGAGAGTTTAACCCCCGATGCAGATGTTGATGCCGGAAAGTTAATTTTAATTAATGATGGTGAACAAATTGAAATCGCAAGAGGTATTAATTCCTTGACAACTGTCGGAACAAACCAAACAGAGGATATGAAGTCAATTAAAATTGTTGAAGGAATGGATCTGATTGCAGAGGACATCAAAACAACATTTAAAGAAAACTATGTCGGAAGAAGTAACAGTATTGAAAACAAAGAACTTTTCATCGCTGCGGTAAATCAGTATTTTGAAACACTGACCAAGGAAGGTGTGTTGTATGACGGCTACGAACATTATGCTGAAATTGACATAGATGCGCAAAGAGAATATCTTGCGAGTAAGAGTGTAGATGTTTCAAGTATGAGTGATGTTGCAATTAAGCAAGCAAATACAGGCACATTTATGTTTATGGCAGCACACATTCAAATGCAAAATGCGGCGGAAGATTTGAAATTCGTCGTTAATATGTAGTTAGAAGGGGGAATGAATATGCCGAGAAAAATTACAGCACCAAATATTATTTCCGGAACACATGGTAAAGTGTGGTGGGACGGTTCAGTCCTTTATGAAATTACAAGCTTCGAGGCGACATTGGACACTGATCGAGAAGATGTTACATTTTCAGGGGAAATGGGTAAAGATAGCAAGCTGATGGGCATATCAGGTACATATACAATGAAAGTGCGAAAAGTATTTTCAAGAGGCAAAAAGTTTGCCGAGGCATTTAGACAAGGTAAGGATCCACGTTCCACAATAATCAGCCAATTAAAAGATCCGGACGCATATGGCGGTGGATATGAAAAAGTGCAGCTTATGAACTGTTGGGTTGAAAGCGTACCATTAACCGGTGGAGAAACCGGAAAAATTGTCGAAGAAGAATATAAAGGTGGTTTTTCGGATTTTAAATACCTTGCAGGTATTACGCCAATAGAACAAGATTAATTTTTGGGGAGGATAATTATTATGACAGGACAAGAAAAAATCACAAAATTAACGTTGGATGAAATGATCAGACGTGCAGAGCAAGTCAAAGAAGCAAAAAGCAAGAATAATACAAAGGAATTGTACATTGAAAGTCTTGACGGAACAATCGTACTTTCAAAACCGACACGAAGTCAAGTGGCTGACGCATTAGATATGGGTTCGAGCGAATCAGACGCATATCTGATATACGAATGCGTGAAAGAACCATCATTAAAAAGTCAGAAATTGCAGGAGGCATATGGTTGTGTTGAGCCACTTGACATCGTGGACAAGATATTTGAACCGGGAGAACTTACAAACATCGCAAAAAAAGCGTTGGAGTTTGCCGGATATTCCGATAATAGTGTGAAAGACGTTGAAGACCTAAAAAACTAATTGAGTGCAACGGTGATTTTGAACTGATACACTATTATGTGCAACGTGGTTTTGATTGGGACAAAATCGCCGGGGCAACAAGAACTGAAAAGGCATTTTTACGAGCCAGTATGATAAAAGCATACGAGGAAGAAGCTGAAAAGATAAAAGCAATGACAGGAGGCGGTTGATGTGGCAAAAGGTAGAAACATAGGAGCAACACTGTTGTTGAGAGCCGGAAACTTCTTCGCAAATATGAAAAAAGCCCAGAATGAAAGCAATAATCTGCGTAGTACATTGAACAACACAAGCAAAAAAATTTCTGAATTAGGAGATAAAGCTAAAGTTGTTGGCAGTGCCGTTGGTAAATTGGGCAAAGGGTTAGCTATTGCTGGAACGGCAGCCGCTACCGCAGTAGGAACAATGGTAGCAAAATCAGTCAGTTCATTTGCTGATTATGAACAGCTGACAGGTGGTGTCGATACATTGTTCAAAGACAGTTCATCAGCAGTACAGAAATATGCAAATGATGCATACAAAACCGCAGGTTTGTCAGCTAATAGCTATATGGAAACAGTTACAAATTTTTCGGCATCACTGATTTCGAGTTTAAAGGGCGATACGGCAAAGGCGGCGGATTATGCAAATTCAGCGTTGGTGGATATGGCTGATAATGCAAATAAGATGGGCACGAATATGACAGACATTCAAAATGCCTATCAAGGTTTTGCAAAGCAAAATTACACCATGCTTGACAACTTGAAGTTAGGTTACGGTGGCACACAAGCTGAAATGAAACGACTGCTTAGCGATGCACAGAAACTTACCGGGCAGAAGTATGATATTTCATCATTTGCCGATATTACACAGGCTATTCATGCAATCCAAACGCAAATGGACATAACGGGAACAACGGCAAAAGAGGCAAGCACGACAATAAGCGGATCGTGGGGGTCACTTAAAGCGGCGTTTGAAAATACTCTTGTCGGTTTGACAACAGGCGGAGAAATGTTTGATCAGAGTTTGGATGCACTGGTTGATTCGGCTAAGACGTTCGGGCAGAATGTTATACCGGCAATAACGGGTGCGTTAAGTGGCGTAGGTTCGTTAATTGAGAGTTTGGCTCCTGTAATTGTAGCAGAACTTCCGTCAATGGTATCCGATATACTTCCACACCTTGTTTCAGCCACAAAGAGTTTGGTTACCGGTTTAATCAGCCAATTACCTGCATTGGGAAAGGCTGTTTTAGATGCAATACCATCAATTTTTGACGGTATGACAGATGTAATCGGTGAAAGTTCTGTAGGAAAGCTAAAAGGGTCGTTTGAGGGACTGAAAAATACCATAACTGATACATTTTCAAACATTGGACCAATGCTTAAAGATTTCTGTGAGGGAGGTATATCAACATTCTGTGACGCATTATCTACGGCTATGGATTTAGCCAGTGGAGCTATATCGGTAATTGAGGCATTATCTCCGGTAATAGGAGCAGTTGCAGGGGCGATAATCACATACAAAGGTGCAGTTTTGTTGTGGAATGCAGCTGAAACGGCTAAAAATATTGTTATGGGTATTTCAACAGCCGCACAATGGGCGTTAAATGTAGCTATGACAGCAAATCCGATTGGTATTGTCATTGTGGCTATCGGTGCATTGGTAGGGGCGTTTATTGTATTGTGGAATAAGTCCGAAGGATTCCGAAATTTTTGGATCAACCTATGGGAAAAAGTTAAAGCGATTGTTACAAGTGCATGGGAAGGAATAAAAGCCGGATTTGAAAAGATAAAAAACGGAATATCAGCAGTCAAAGAAAAAGTGTCTACAATATGGAACGGAGTCAAAGAAAAAACGTCAGAATTATGGGGCGGTGTAAAAAATGCTGTATCGGAAAAACTGAATAACATAAAAAGTGCATATGACGCACACGGCGGAGGACTGAAAGGTGCTACATTTGCGGCAATAGAGGGTGTCAAGGAATACTACAGGACAGGCTATGACGCAATTAATCAATTAACCGGCGGTAAGCTCGGCGAGGTTGTCAATGCAGTCGGTGCGAAGATGGAAGCCGTAAAAAGTAAATTTGGTGAAGCGTTTGGCAATGTGAAAAACACCGTGATGACTATTTTTGAAAACATAAAAAACGGCATTGTTGAAAAGATTACGGCGGCAGTTGACACAGTTAAAAATGTGTTCACTAAAATTTCTGATACTGTATCATCTGTATGGGACAAAATAAAAAGCCTGCTGAAAGCACCAAAGATTGTGCAGACAGGAACTGTTACGGTGATGGGGGTTGACACACCTATTCCAAAATTCGGATTGGATTGGAACGCCAAGGGCGGTATTATGACACGTCCAACTGCATTTGGATTTGCAAACGGCAAGATTCAGATGGGCGGTGAAGCTGGGGCTGAGGCGATACTTCCACTTTCGGCATTTTGGCGGAATTTGCAAGCATACACCGAAAACAGCCAAAAGAAAAGTCAGGGAAACAATGATATTAATATAAACGTCACCATTAATGCAGGAAATGCGAATGAAGAAGAAATGGCGGCACGATTTATAAATATAGTTGTACCTGAAATAAAACGACAGTATGCAATTTTATAAAAGGAGTGAGGGAAAATGTTAGATTTTTACCTAAGCGTAAATAACAGCGAGGAGGTAGTGCATATTCCTGTCACTCCTCCCTCTTTTTCTGTGACAAATTCACAGTCAACAGAAACATTTGAATCAGCCGGATATGGCTGGATTAAAATTATAGGAAATACCGAATTGCGAGGTGTTTCGTGGGACGGAATATTCCCTGTTCATGACTATCCGTTCAGACGTGATGCGTCAATGGACGGTCAAGAATACTACGAAAAATTAAAATCGTGGCAAAAACGAAAATTGCCTGTTCGTTTAGTGATTACATCAACCGGTTTTGCAAACATCAGCATAAATATGGCTGTAGCCATAGAAAAATTAGATTTTGATGTTGGCACAACAGGTGATTTGGATTATTCTATCGAATTGGGCGAAGTAGAGCTGTTAAATGACACGGAGGATACAAATATGGCACAGTTAGATGATTTGGCGGCAAGAATGGACGCAGTCGAAAAACGGCTGGATTCATTGGAAAATGAAAAAATCTATAACTATATGGATGATAATATGCCTGATTGGGCAAAACCTACGATCCAAAAATTAATGGATAGGGGTTATTTGAACGGCACCGGTGATAATGAACTGGGATTGACTATGGACATCATCAGAATGTGCGTGATGATAGATAATGCAAACGGTTTTGAGGGTTATACCGTTGACAGTTTTCCTGATTGGGCTGCACCAACGATTGAAAAAATCAGTAAAAAAGGTTATTTGTCCGGTATTGATGATGACGATTTGGGACTGACAAAGAATATGATTCGCATATTAGTTATTTTAGACAAAGCCGGAGTGTTTGGTGATTAAATATGGCAAGTGGACAGGATTTAGTTAAAATTGCACAGGCTGAAAGCGGCACAAAGGAAAACGGAACGAACAACGTCAAATATAATACATGGTTTTACGGACACGAAGTAGACGGAAGTAATTATCCGTGGTGTGCGGTATTTGTTTCGTGGTGTGCGGATAAAGCAGGCATTACAACAGACATAATGCCTAAAACGGCAAGTGCCGGTTATTTTGCACATTATGCGAATCAGGGACATGGTGAGGTTTTTACCAATAAAAATCCCGAAGCAGGTGATTTGTTTTTAATAAATTACAACGGTTCGGATTGGGCGAATCATGTAGGTATAGTTGCATCGTGTGACGGTTCTAATATCACAACGATTGAAGGCAATTCATCCGATATGGTTCGATCCAGAACGTTATCAATGTCCGGATTGACGTTTGTTCATTTTAATTTGGATAGCAGTAGCGGAATGACTGCCGCTTGGACGGCGCGAGAAGTACCGAATATCGGCAGGGATTTAGCCACAAAAGCATATATGGCATATCAGTTATACACTGATAAATCATCAGGCGGATATAGCTATTTATGGGGCAGTAATTCGACAACTGCAAATGGTGGACTACGAAAATACAAAGAATTCTATTGTGTAGCAATGGGTTCATACTACGGTCCGGACGGAACATTTATCAAAGTGGAATTTGATGACGGCAAGACGATTTATTGCGTAAAGGCTGACGAAAAAAAAGACAGTGAAACAGACAGCAAACATATGTATCACGACTATCCGTTTGACCGTAATGTATTGGAATTCATTATTGACAGAACAGTTGTGCGAAATAATGATGAATTTACATCAGCATTAAATGCTGCCGGTATAAACCGTTCAGCACGAATCAAGGCAATATGGACTTCGGACAGCGAACCAACCTACGGCGGTGCAGGAAGCACAACGGCAGAAAATGAAAAAGAATATCATTTTATTGATACAAATGAGAAAATTTCCATACATCCGACAATATTCAAACAAACACCAATGCAGTGTGACCGCCATAATGGCGGTTTAACGGTGTTATGCAACGATATTGATATATCGTCATATGTGGGGGATATATCGTGGCAAAATACCAAAGATACGCTTGCAACGCTATTCAATTTCAGTGTTCCAAAGGCAGGTGATATGAAGTACATCAATATGTACAAACCGCAAGAGGGCGATATTATTCGTTACAGTGGTGGTACACAAGAAGATTTTAGGGGTGTAATTATCGAAGTTGATGACGGCGATAATTACGTTAATAAATATGTTGCCGGTGATGTGGGACAGTATCTGAACAAAACCAGTGATACATATCAATTTACTGCAATGCGTGCTGATGATTGCATTAAAAAAATATGCGGTGATTTATGTATTCCTATTGTGATGATACCGGAATTACCGTTATTGATTACGCAAATTTATGTGGACAAGGCGGTATCAGATGTTATAGCTGACATACTGACACTGTGTGGCGGTGTACATAATTTTGATTTTGTTCCTGACGGTATCAGAATTTATAATTGTGCGGATATGGTTGTAAATCCACAATTCAGAATATCGTCAAACACCGAATTGAAAAATTCAATAAAGTATATCGGAAACGTTGAGCATAGAACCAGCATCGAGGACAGAAAAACAAGTGTAAAGGTTATTTCGGATACAGATGTTTTAACAACGCTGAAAGATGAAAATAGCATTGCACAATTCGGTTTTCTGCAAGAAATTATCAAAGTCGGTGAAAATGAAGACGCAAAGGAAGTTGCAAAAAACAAGTTGTCGGAGCTGAACACTACAATCGAAACATATTCCGGTGAAATTATTGAAGAACTGAACAGCTATACCAGATCCGGAAGCGTTATCGCTATCGGTGATGAAAAATATTTGATAAATAGCAGTCAGCACAGTATAAAACAAGGTGTGCATTATAATAAATTAGATTTGGAGCGATTATGATATGAATAACGGATACACAGAATTGGCGAAAATGCTGAAAAATTTAAACAAGGGTGAAACCTATGGTCCTGTATTCGGCAGAATAACGCAATTACCGGATTTAATTATAACACGCAGTAACAATATACAACTGACAAAAAATCACGTTGTAAGCATTGTAAATCTGTATGAACGTGATGCCGAAGGAAGATATATTCACAACGGCAAGAAAGTTGTCCTGTTACCGTATAACAACGATAACAGTTATATTGTGTTGGGGGTGATACAAGATGGCTGATTATGTTACGACAGAACCGGCATTTGATTTTGAGCGTGGTGATTTTGTTATTATAAACGGTCGTCCGAAAATGGTTGTCGGTATGGATCGACTACGAAGTTGGATAAGCAAAGTGCTACGAACACAAAAAGGACGGTACAAGATATATAACGGAACATCATACGGAACGAGAATTAAAGATACATTTGTAGGTAAAACATTCACGCATGACTATATGCTATCTGAAATTCAGCGAGAAATTACTGAAAATTTAGAGAAAAACAAGGATATTGTCAGTGTGGACGGTTTTTCGGCAAAAGTAGACGGAACGCATTTAACAGTTGAATTTACTGTTACAACAGTGTACGGAACAACGGATTTGAAGGAGGCACTATAATGGCAGAAACAATAACATCTATAACGGAACGTCTTCTGGCAGAGGTGCCGGAACAATACGATACAACCGAAGGTACATACACATATGACATTGAAAAATCTGTTGCAGTCGAATTTGACAACGCATACGACCAATTAGAAATGGTACGGAAACAATCGCACGTTTCTACTGCCAGCGGTACATATTTAGAAAAATGCGTTGCCTGTTACGGACTGCAACGCAAAATTGCAACATATGCTATCGGATCGGTGACAGTTACAGGAACAATGGGAACGATATTGCCTGCTGGAAGTAAAGTGGCGGCAGGCAATGTTATGTTTACGATAAACGATACTGTAACTGTCGGTGAAGACGGCACTGCATCAGCACCGGTTATATGTGATACTGCCGGAACACAGGGGAATGTATTAGCCGGATATATAAATCGTTTCCCTGTCACAATAAATGGATTGACGAAAATAACAAACACACACGCCACAACGGGGGGCAGTGACGAAGAAACGGACGCAGAACTGCGTGAACGCTACAAAGAATATGTTTCACGACCGATAACAAGTGGTAACAAATATCAATATATCACATGGGCAAAGTCTGTTCCGGGTGTTGGTGAAGCAAAGTGTATTCCATTATGGAATGGTCCGGGAACAGTCAAAGTTGTAATTGTTGACGCTGATAACCAAGTAGCACCTATAGAGCTGATACAGAAAGTGCAAAAATTTATTGATGATGTCAAGCCAATCGGAGCAACGTTGACGGTTTCAACAGCAGAAGAAATTACAATCAATATATCTTGCAAAGTAGATATGTCAGCAGATGTTAAGAATGAAATAGAAAAAAGTATTGTCGAATATCTATCAGATGTATCATTTACGAATGGCTATGTATCATATGCGAAAATAGGACAGGCTATTTTGGATGTGAATGGTGTCAATGACTATACTGATTTGACTGTAAACGGTGATAATAAAAATATCCCAATAGCTGACACACAACTTGCAGTATTGGGGGTAGTAGACTATGATTAACATTCAGCAATTACTGCCGAAATACTACCGTAAATCACGATATGTAAATGGGTTGTTAAATCCTATCAATGCAGAATTTGAAAAATTCTACGCTGATATGAACATATTTTTGAAAAATATGTCTATTGATGATGCAGATATAGACGGTATACGTGATTTTGAAAACGATTTTTTTATTCCACTATCAGATGATGAAATCGAATTGAGACGGAGCAGAGTTAAAGCTAGATATTTACACCCTGCGACGACAACGTTTGATAATTTGAAAAACATTGTCACTTCATTTGACAACAATGCCACAGTGACAGAACGACCGTCGGAGTATACGGTTGTAATAGCGGGGTTTGAAACATCGCTGTTACAGGATATTGCTGAAAGCGTTAATGAAATTAAACCTGCACATATCGCAATAACGTACAATTCACACGATGTTGAAGTAGGTAAAATACAGGAATATGTTTCTACACATGTCGTGGCAGATAGTACGATTGAAACTGTGGAATGTGTGAAATATGCCACATACGACATATTGAAAAATCAAACATATGAAACACTACAGAATTACACATATGCTGAAATTCTGCAACGGGAGGGATATTAATGGCTGAAACAATCGGTAGTTTTTCAAAAATTCAATATACTGCAAAGGGATTGATGTTGGAAAGTAAATTAAAAACGGGAAAACCATTGAAAATAACCAGAGCGGTTATTGGTTCTGGTATTTTATGCGAAGGCGAATCAGTTGCAACACTGACAGCACTGAAATCGGAAATCCCATCACACCAAACGGGAACAACATCATCGACTGCAACAGTTGATATAGTCAATGTTGACGTAATATCGGCAGGAACAGTGAATATTCGTATCAGAATCAAAAATGGTGATATGGATTTCTATTTGCATGAAATCGGCATTATGGCAGAAGACCCCGATGAAGGTGAGATACTTTATATGTATACGAGATGCGATGATAATGCACAGGGTTTTCCAAAATTTACAGGAGCAAATAATGTTTACAGAACTATTGATTTTCTGAATATTATAACGGAATCGTCATCGGTCAAAGTTGATGTCACATTAAATGCTGAAGTGACATTTGATGTGTTTAATTCAAAAATAGCTGAAATGAATAATAAAATTGAGCAATTAAAAGCAATCAAGAAAATTGATTTAGAGTATTCCATAAGTCAAGGTTCAAGCGGCTACAATTTCATTGTAAAACCTAAAGTGAATTATATTGCGAGAAAAGAAGTAACAGGTACTGCGACATATCCAACACAATCATACGATAAATGCTATATGTATATATGTTATGACTATGACAGCGACAGTATATCGTTGATATGTGGTACAACTGTATCGGGCAGAGGACCACAACCACCTGATAATTATATTTTCTCGGCTGAAATTTCATCAAGTTCGGATTGCGGTGATTTTGAATATCACAGATTAATTAAAAAAAATGATGACTGTAATGCCGAAGTCGTGCAGTGAGGTGATGAGCTATGGCAAAAATAACGGAAAAGGGATTTAAGAAAATTGAATATACGGACATTGCGGACGTTCCAAAGGCAATAAATGACAACATTGATAATGTCGAAAGTATTATTGATGATTTAGAAAAACCAACATTTGAAACGGCTACAAACCGCAGTAATATCGTATCGGGGGAAACAATCAGCGTGTTGTTCGGTAAGATAAAAAAGTTTTTCACAGACCTAAAAACGGTAGCGTTTACAGGTTCATATACTGACCTATCAAACAAACCAACGTCAATGCAAAATCCGAATTCATTGACATTGACAATGAACGGTTCAGCAACGAACTATAACGGTTCGGCAACGGCAAGCAAGTCGTGGTATGCACCAACGAGTGGGGGACCGGCAGGGTATAATTTGATTAGTAATGGTAGTGGTGCTCCTGTATGGCAACAACTACCTTATGCGGTATGCGGCGACAGTCCATCAATAAGCGATAGAAGAGTGAGCATAACAAATTTTAAATTGGTAACAGGTGCAAGGGTTTTAGTAAAGTTTAGCTATCCGTATGCAAGCACAGCTACTACAGTTACTTTGAATGTAAACGGAACCGGTGCAAAAACAATAAAATTAAGAGATGCAGTGCCATCTACAACAAATACTTGGGAGTCTAACGAAATTGTTGAATTTTTGTATGACGGAAGTTATTGGGTAGCTATTTCATCTGATAAACAGGGTGTTTCTAATAAACCGTCCGTTATCACAGTAGGTTCATCAATAACGACACGATACTGTGATTTTAAATGTACGGGAACCAACGACCAAACAATTATTCAGAAGGCAATAAACACTCTAACTGCAGGAGGAAAAATTATTCTTTTAGAAGGTACATATAATTTTTCAAACGGTATTTTGCATAAAAATGATGTGGTAATCGAGGGACAAGGTAAAGGAATTACCATAATCAATGAAACCTTTCCTCAGATGATCTCTAAGATGTCAAATACAAGTGCAACGTTGGCAATCAGAAACATGAGTATCAACTTTGCTGTTGATGGCAGCTCAGGACCGGATACCGGTGCTTTTAACAATTATACATCTTTGGAGTTTGATAATTGTTCAATTACATATGCAAATAAACTACACAGCAGAGATTCATTGTTTAAAAACTGCAATGTAAGGTTAAACAATAGCCAAATAACAGTAACATTGCCGGCAGATAGATTTGATAGTAGCCACGTTTGTTGGTGGGTATTCAGGGAGTGTACTGTAGAACTTACCAACACGGGCATTTTATTTCCGAGTGGTAGTAACAATACTCTTAGCAACGGTGTTTTCTATGCGTGCAACGGTACTATGTTTGGTGGATTTATACAGCATATAGGTACGACTATAAGCAGTACACATAGCTATGTCGAATCATTCTCAGCAATTTCTTTTGTAGGCACACAAATTGAATGCAGAAGATTTAGTCAATCAGAAACGACAACAGGTGATTTTAATACACTTAGTAATTGCCGTATTAAAATATTACAAGCGTCAGGTTATTTTAACGCCTCACACATAAGCCATTGTGATTTTTACATTTCAGGAGCGATAATTTTCTGTGCGTACTGTATGGCATCAAACAGCAAATTATGGTTTTCGGCAGCAAGTTTGGCTACATTACGAAATTATTGCTACTTTGAGGCGTGTTACGTGAATCAATCGACTTGGATAAGCTCACAAGGAACAGGTGTATCAACTACTGATACAAAAACAGGAATAAGCATAACAGCACCGTCTTTCAGAAGTGTAAGTTAATTGGGAGGAGCAACTATGAATATAAGTGAATTTTTTAGAATCACACCTGACAATATTGTACAGTGTGTAAATTATATCGTGACTTTAAAGACCTTGAAGTCAGTAAAATACTTAAATGAGGGCTATGATGATCCTGATAACTTTGATTTGAATTTTGAATATTTTTTGAATGAAGAGGAATCCGACAGTTACAAAACAGATTATGTTGACAAACATAAACTGTTAAGTATTCAAAATGTAGAAAAGTTGAATAATCCATATACTTGGATGGAGGGTATAAAGCTAAGAACGGATGACCCGTACACTGAATTGGCTGAAATAGTCAAGTATGGCAGTAAAGAAGCATATGAGGCGTCATTGCCGGAGGCACAAGATGAATTTAATCTTGATATGGATTACAGAATGTCTAAGATGGAATTAGGATTATAAAGAGGAGGAAATATCAATGACATATGGATATTGTAAAAAAATAATTGCAAGTGGTAGATATGATAAGGATTCAATGAAGGATAAACTTGACGTGTTTCTTCTTGCAGAACGTATTACTGATGATGAATACAAAGAATTAATGCAGATGATGTTGATGTAGATTGCGGAACTGAAAGCAGGTATCGAAAGTGAGTAAAGCACTGATAAAAAATGTTAAAAAAGGTTATTTGCAAAGAAAAGCATTTAGATATATTCGTCAAAGCGGGATATATCACAGAGAACGAGAAAAAAGAAATTATGGAGGGTTAATTTATGGATAAAATTTTTAATTGGACGAGTACAGTTATAGGAATTGTGGGCGGCTTTTTTGCCGCTCTATTCGGCAAGTGGGACAGTATCTTGTGGGCATTGTTAGTCATTATGGTGTTGGACTATTTAACCGGTATTATCAAGGCAATCTACACAAAAACAATGTCGAGTGAGATTGGTTTTAAAGGACTGCTCAAAAAGATTACTATATTAATTATAGTAGCGTTATCAAACGTCTTGCAACAGATTACAGGTGATAACGTCGCAATTCGTGAGATTGTTATTATGTTCTACATAGCAAATGAGGGTATAAGCGTGTTGGAGAATGTGGCGGTAATTTACCCGCGAATGCCACAAAAGTTGAAAGATATATTACTGCAATTACGCGGTGAAGATGATACGGAGGAATAAGTATGGATATTCAAATCAAACAGGGTCCGCAGTGCCACCCGTCCAACTGTTATACATATAGGAATGGCGATATTAAATATATCGTCATTCATTTTACGGGTAATAACGGTGACACGGCATTAAACAACTGTACATTTTTCAGTGGTGCGAACCGTAAGGCGTCAGCAAATTATTTTGTTGGTAATGACGGTATTTATCAATCTGTTCCCGATAATTGGGCGGCGTGGGCTGTCGGCGGTACAAATACCTACAAACACAGATATTGCCGTAATATGAACAGTATTTCAATAGAAATGTGTAGCCGTATTGGTGCAGAAGGTAAATATTATATAGATGATGATGTGGTGGAGCAGACAATTAAATTGACAAAATATTTAATGAATAAATATGGCGTTCCGGTAGAAAATGTGTTGCGACACTATGACGTTTGGGATAAAAAGTGCCCCGAACCGTTCGTACGTCAGCCGGAACTGTGGGAGAATTTTAAAGAAATATTAACAGAAAGTGAGGATTTAACAATGTCACAATATACAGAATTAAAAGAATTAATCGAAAAACAGTCGGCGGAAATTGCCGATTTAAAAAACATCAACAAACAGTTGGTGAATGTAGTTCAAACTACAATGATTTACGATTTCAATGATGACAATATGCCACCGTGGGCGCGTCCTGCGGTGCAGGCGGCTATGGACTGCGGTGCGGTACAAGGTGATGAAAAAGGTCGTCTTGGACTGTCGTATAAAGACTTAAGGGCAATTTGTAGAGAATACAGATGTGGTATGTATGATAGATAGAATAAAAAAAAGTGGCTTTTAGCCACTTTTTTATTAATCTTCAATTTCAAAGTTTATGAATCTTTCGATTTCGATTTCGTCATCATCGGTTACAACGATTTCATCATCAATAATTTCAGCGTTTAGGTTGTTGTTTCTGATTTGTTCAATTAGAAAATCTTTGTATAGTTCGATTGCTTCTGCTTCGCTTTCAGCAGTTACATAATCACCTGCGTAATTATCACGACTTGCTTCTACTACGTTACCGTTTTTGTACATTTCGTTTGTTACCTTAAATTTTTTCATTGTTTTGTCCTCCTAAAAATTATTATCTCTGTTTCTTTTTTCTGAGGTTTCCCTCATTTCTTGATTTTATTATACCACGAAAAAGTGTGGTTGTCAAGCTTTTTTAAGAAAAAAATTGAAAAAAATCAAAAAAATATAAAAAGACACCAGAGGTTAATCCTCTGGTGTCTTTTCATCATATAGTTCTTCCAAAGTTACACCTAATATCTGTGCAAATTTGTATGCGGTTGAAATTTTACAGTCACCACGCTTTTCAATGTCTTCGATAGTTCGGCGATGTATGCCTGTCAATTCCGAAAACTTTGGAACGCTATAACCTTTTTGTAGCCGTATGGCTTTTAAATTTAACATATAATCCACCTCTAAAAAAATGATTTTACAAGGTAGTACAAAAAGAAACATAGTCCTAAAATATACTTTTAGGGCAATTTTTAAATATAATTTTTTCATATTGCACTATTGAAAGACTTGTGATATAATTAAATCAGAGAGGGGGAAAACCCCCATCTCTATGTAATAATGTCGATCAGAATTTTCAACCAGCCAACAATGGAAATCAATCTGATCAAGAGCTTTTCGACTACCGTAAGGAGTTTGAAAAGCTTTTTTATTTTTTCGTCTTCGTCTTTCAACGGACCTCACCTCACTTTCTATATTTATTATACCACGAAAAAGTGTGGTTGTCAAGTGTTTTTGAGAAAAAAATTAAAAAAATAGCTGATTTTATCAGCTATTTTAGTTGGGGCAATATTCTATTTCGGTATTTACAGGAGTGGGCCGTCCGACAGAAGTTGAGGGTCTTGCGACTTTTGATAAAAAAGTTATACTTTTCGGTTCGGAAGGTAATGCAAAAGTTTTTGAGTCGAAGTATAAGGAGGACGCTTTTGACCCGCAGCTTTGGAGAAAAACAAATATGCCGCATGCAGTGGTAGAGGTGGCGGACTGCA